TGCTCCAGATCGAACCGCCGGTACGGCCCGCCTTGTTGATGGCGTCGAAGTTGTCGCGGATGGTCTTGGAGTGCTTGGCGATCGACGCCAGCGCCTGCTCCAGTGAACGCAGCCCGTCGACCTTGACCTGCGCGCCGATGGTGGTCAGCGGGGTGGACTTGCCACCGATCCACGAACCAGATCGAGGTGGGAGTTGCGGTCCACCGCCGATCATTGTCTCGGGCACACCTACCTACCTCTGCTGTGTCGGGGCCATCATCTTGTTGAACTGCTCCAGCCGCTGCTTGTAGTCGAGGTACTGGATCCAGTACCGGCGCTCTCTGATCGTCAGTGCCTTGCAGATCGTCGGGTTCCAGCCGAACGTCTCGACCAGCCGGGTGTAGTTGGCGTAGACCGCCTGGTAGCTAACTCGGTAGAAGGTCGGCCCAACCGAACACGGTGGGGAGGTTCTCTCCACACTTGTCGCAGGGCACTTCAACCTCCTTGAAGCCGATGGCTGGGATGTCCAGCAGTGAGTCCACGAGTATGCGCCGGTCGGCGATCCCCAGCCCGAGCGCCCACGCCTCGGGGTCGGCCACCGCCTTGCCGTCGACGCGCTCCACGCACGCAGCGAGGAACGCTGTGTTGGCCTCGGGGGCGGTCAGCCGCTTGGAGCCGCTGTGGAACACCGAGATCTGATCCTTGCCGTTGACGAAGCGCATCAGCACCTGCTTGCCGTCGCGCAGCGTGACGGTGAACTTGTCGCTCTCGAACGTCTTCGGGTTGCGGACCTCGATCAACCCCTCGATGTCGATGTGCAGGTCCATCTCGAACCCGCATGTCGGGCAGGCGACGTTCTCGTACTCGCGGGTCTTGCCGTAGGTGGTGAGGAGCACCTCCTTGAACAGGATGTCGCGGTCCGAGATCAACAGCTCACCGAGCACGTCCTTGTCCTGCTCGACGTCGACCACGCCGATCTGCGTGACGGCACAGCGCAGGTGGAGGTCGACCACCATGACGTTGAAGTTGGGGCTGCCCGATGGCAGGCGAGCGATCGCTTCCTCGTCGGCGCCGGTCAACTCACGCACCAACGCCGTGCGGTAGCGGCGACCGTCACGCTCGATCCCCCACAACAGCTCGGCCGTCCCCGGTGGCGGATCATCGATCACCGGGATGCCCGGACGCGCCGGTTCGAGCATCTGACGCAGAGCGTCGTTCTTGGTCTCCGGTGACGACTCGTCGTCGGTGGCGGCCAGGCCCGGGGGCGTGGTCGACCACTTCGACATGTCGAAGATCTCGTCCTCGGGGTTGACCGGGATCTCTGTCTGCTCGCTCGTCATGGTGACGTACTACTACGTGTTGGGCGTGTTGACGCCGCCCTGTGCACCGTTGGGGAACGTTCCCTCGCCGTAGTACACGTCGAAGCCCTCGTGCTGCAGGGTCATGGTCTCGACCATCACCGAGTTGTCGCCAGCGTTGAGGTCGTTCCACTGCATCGCCGACGGCCAGCAGTTGTAGTAGTAGGTGAGCATCCCGGCGGAGAGGTTGCCGCGGGGATCGCCCTGGCCGTTCTGGTTCCACTTGGTGACTGGGTGCTTGTTGACGCGCACGATCACGTTGCAGCGGAAGTCGTCGGCCCACTCGGTGTTGCCCTTGCCCCACTGCACCGAGAAGACGTTCTTGAACCACTCGTACTGCGGCGAGGTCGGGTGCATGAACACGCCGCGGATGAGCTGCAGCGGGCCGACGTCGGACTGCCCGGGCATCTTGCGCGTGATCGTGTTGTCGCCGCCCTCGCGGTACGGGATCATCTCGGTGTTGATCCCCTGACCGGAGACCGAGATGAAGCCCATGGCGGCGAAGCCCTTGCCGATCTTCGCATTGCCGACGAAGTCGACACGGAAGACGAAGTTGCGCAGCGGATCGCGGATCGCTGGCTTCGACGTGATGGGGGACGTGAGTTGTGCTACTCCAGCCATGGTGATGCTCCTCCTCAGATGCTGACCGAGGTGGTCGCCGTGGCGCCGCCCTCGTACTGGCCGATGGTGATGATGATGAACTCGGCCGGGGTGAGCAGAGCAACACCGACCTCGATGTTGACCACGCCCTGCGAGACGGTCTGCGGCGTGTTGTTGGTGTCGTCGCAGCGGACGTAGTAGGCGTCGCTGGGCGAGCCGCCCTTCAACCCACCCTGGGTGAAGATGTTGTTGAGGTAGGCGACGCACACTCCGCCGAGCTGCTCCCACAGACGTGCGTCGTTGTTCTCGAACACGTACGGCTCGGTGGCGTTGACGAGGCTGCGGGTGACCTCCATCAGCGTGCGGCGCACGTTGATGTACATGTCGGCGGCGGTCTTCTTCATCGTGCGCCCGCCCATGATCGACACACCCGTGCCCATCATCACGCGCAGTGCGTTGATGTTGTTGTTGTTCAACGACGTGAGGTCGGCCTCGGTCAGCGAGTACTCGACCTGCAGCGCACCGCCGAGGCGGAAGTCACGACCGGCGGGCACGCGCCACGGGCCGCGCTGGTCGTCGGTGGCCATGTACGTGCCGATGATCGCCCCACCTGCGGGGCGCAGAGCAGTACGGCCCGGCGAGGCGGCACCGATGGCGGGCATGAACACCTGCGGATAGTAGATGGCGCCGAAGCTCGGGATGTTGGACTGGAAGGCGTTCAGTCCGAGCGTGGTGTTGACGTAGGTGGCCATCTGCGTCGGGGTCTGTCCGAGTGGGCAGTCGCACACCACGAACACGTCGCCGCGGGCGGCGGCGTCTTGGATGGCGCCCTTGACGATCGACCCCGTCGTCATGTTCGGCATGTTGAGCACGTACGGCCCGGGCACCACCTGCATCGCTGCGATGGCGGCGGGGTAGGCGATGGCCGGGTCGTAGCCGCCCGTGTAGCTGCCGTCGACCCCACCCGTGAAGCCGGGGTACGGACCACCGGTCCCAGGCATTGGGCGGTTGGTCGGGTTGTTCGGCAGCGATGCGTCGTAGCTCGTGCCCGAGAAGGTCACGAGGGCAGAGCCGGTCGCCGACGGCGGGTTGGTCACCGTGTAGAGGTAGCGCTCGTCGTTGGGGAACAGCGTGACGTCGTTCCACTGGTCGACCAGGTACTCGCTGTTGCGCTTGGTCTCATCGAACGTGACGCCCGCTGGCACCTTGTACAGCGCCACGTCGAAGCGGTAGTTCGTTGGGTCGCGCGGGTACGTACCGAGGTAGAGCGAGTTGCCCCAGGTGCCCGGGTTGGTCGCCGTGACGGTGAAGATCGGCGTGGCGGCACCCGGCGTCTCGGGCACGGCGACGTCGTACACCGGCAGCGAGGCCACAGCTCCGCCGACACCAGCGAGGCGCACGACGTAGCACCGACGCCCGCCGTTGGAGAAGAAGTCGTAGACGGCGTTGTGCAGGTCGGTGTAGTGCGAGCCGAAGAGGCCCACGAACTGCACCCACGAGCGGCACTCGGTGGGGACGGTCGGCCCCTGGTCGGACCTGCCGATGAAGGCGCCGAAGGCGGTGACATCGGCGGTGTTCTTGATCCCCGGCTGGAACGGCCGCTCTACGACGTGGACGCCGGGGAAGTAGGTGTCGGTGATGGTGGCCATGGTGCCGTCCTTCTACGGGGAGGGTGCTTCTGGTGCTTCGTTGATCCACGAGCCGAGGACCACAGGATCCGATCCAGGGCGGAGCGAGATCTTGAGGATGACGCCGACGATGCGCAGCGCCTGGAAGAAGACGTTGGGGTCGATCGGCGGTACGTGGGCGTTGACCGAGACGGTGTAGATCGTGCGGAACACGGTCTGGTTCATCGCCTGCGGGTTGCCCTCGATGTAGTTGGCGGTGCGCATCTCCAGGCGGTCGAGCCAGCGGCACGAGCCGTCCTCGGGGATGTCGAGGTAGCCCCAACGGTCGGGGATGTAGTGCGTGCCGATGAGCTGCCCGTCGAGGTACATGGCGTCGATCGGATCGCGGCTGTGCACCGAGATCTGGAAGAGCATGTTGTACGGGTGCCACATCACCGCTTCGGAGCTGCCGACCCGGCCGGTCCACTCGGTGAGGTTGTGCGCCTCGGCGTACTCGGCGAAGGTGGCGTACTCGCTCGGCCAGTAGTCGATCGGCACCATCTGCGCCGAGTGGGCGCGGTCCCGAGCGAGCTGCATCGACATGAACTCGATGGTGATGAACGGGTAGATGCGCTCGGTCTGCTCGTCGGGGTAGCGGAA